AAGCCCGAGGCGAAGGTCTCCGGGCGCAATCTGTGGAGGCCGTGGGATGTGATCCGAATCCTCTGGCCCGACATCGTCGAAGCGCTCGACGCGAAGATTGCCGACCCTGCCGCGCGCGTGTAGTCTGGCAATCGGGCGTCAAGCGCGCCCAAATTCGGCGGCGTTTACTGGTCCCGCCGCCGCAGTTGTTCAGTGAGCGCATGTGACAGCAAGGCACTGCCACCACTGCGCAGCCCCCGTCAGTGTCGAAGCTGACGGGGGCACTTCGATCCCGGAGCCACGGGCCGTGGAAAGCCCGCCAGGATCACCCCGCCACCATTCGTCTAGCCCGGGCCAGGCTGCGAGGCGGGGCACATTCTTCCCCACTCATGAGCGTGTGCGACGTCGTCAACCAGCACCTAGGGTGGGGTTATTCTGCCGGCCCTCAGTACGGGGTAACAGCGTTGCACGTGCTGGCGGGTCGGATTCAGACCCCCGGGGTCGTTCCTTCCTCGGGTGGGGTGGTCGGGCAAGCCCCCGGTGCTGCGGATGCACCGGGGGCGAGACCACGCACACAGACAGCCCCGCATCGACAGCACCGATCCCCACAGGCCACGCGCCGCACATCGGGGCGACGGTGTCCGATGCGGGGTCAAGCATGTCGACCATTCGCGACATGCACGACAGTGTCGATGATGAGCTACAGGTGAGGCGATGATGGTCAATGGCGACATCGCGCACCGGCACATCACGATGGAAGCACGTCGCGGCCGAGGCCAAGCGACAGGCGCACAGGTCAGGATTGACGCACTGCCCGCGCTGCGGCGTACGCCTGGACTGGACGCGCGGACGCACACCGGCGAGTCCAGAGGCTGACCACATCGTCCCTCACTCCAAAGGTGGAGCAGACGAGCTCGACAATGTCCGCATCATCTGCCGCCACTGCAACCAGTCGCGCGGCGACGAAGACAGGCGCGGCTCCCACAGGCGACGCGCGGTCGAGGTCCCGACCATGGATCGGACCGGCGAGTGGTGATCGGGTGGCTATATATCACCGGGCGGCTAATCGTATTCTGATTAAGACCGAATCCTCGTCGTACAGATTCAAATATTCACCGGGGGTCATACCCTCCCCCCCCGCCGCTACGTCGCCCCCGACGGCTATAGCGATATCCCCCCGCGTTTTTCCACAAGATGGCCGCCAACAGTGCCCTCCACGGCCCCCTGGTGGCCCTGTGCCGCGTCGGCGTCCTCACTGCCACCGATTCCCGGTCCGCGCGAGTCCACCGGCTCAGATCGGCGCGCAGGTACACCACCATGGTGTTTCGTGACATTCCCCTAGTCAGACCTGGTTTCTGCTACCATGGGCGCCATGAGGACATGCGAGTGGTGCGGGCGCGAGGTGGCTGGCCAGAGGACCGGCAGACCCCGCCGCTTCTGCTCCCAGCGGTGCCGCAAGGCGTCCTCGCGCAGTCCCTTCCCCGGCGTGATGATCCGGCGTCGCGCATGGTGCTGTGCGGACGGGAAGCGGCCCGTACAGCCCTCGGGTGCACCGGCCTCATCGACTGACCCTGACACCTGGACCGACTTCTCACAGGTGCGCTCCAGCGGCTCCTACGGGGTGATGCTGGGTGGCGGTCTCGGCTGCTACGACCTGGACCACGTCACCGACGAGCTGGCCCGCGCATTCATCGCCACGATTGCCGAGCCGGGGATATTCGCCGAGCGGTCGGTCTCCGGTGCCGGGGTGCACGTCTTCGTGGAGATCCCGCCGGCCCCCGGTTGGCGACGAGTCATCGACGGCATTTCGGTGGAGCGGTACAGCCGGGCTCGGTTCATCCGCACGACGGGAAGGCGATTCGAGATCTGAGGAGGTGCTCATCATGGCCATGAGGAAGCCCCGGCCAGTGGTGGACACCTGGGACGACGAAGATGACATGGTGGCCCTTCGCGACGTGGGGGACCTCATCGCGAAGAAGCTCGCCGATCCCGACTGCTCGACCCGTGACACGGCGTCGCTGTCCAAACGGCTGATGGAGATCAGGGCTGAGCTCAAGGCGGCTCAGATCGAGAAGCAGGAGGCCGAGCGGAAGCGGACTGCCGGTCCGCGCATGGTCTCTGCGTCGAGCGATGAGGAATGGACCGGTGTCTGATGCCGAACTCTCCGAGGTCGCGAAGCATCTGATTCTTCCCGAGCGGATCGCCTCCACGATGTGGCCGCGTGTCCGTGATCGCTGCGCGTCGTGCGACCTGCACTTCGACAGGTGGCAGGACGGGCTGGGGCGTTCGATCCTGGCTCGCCGTAAGGATGGCACGTTCGCGTGCTCAGTCGATGGTGTCGAGATCTCGATGCCCCGTCAGGTAGGGAAGACCTACACCATTGGCGGTCTGGTATTCGGGCTGTGCATGGAGCTGGACGGCCTGACGGTAATCTGGACGGCCCACCGCACCCGCACTGCCGATGAGACTTTCCGGTCGATGCGCGGCATCGCGAAGATGCCGGGCGTCAAGCCCTTCGTCTCGTCGGTGCGCGCCACCAACGGTCAGCAGGCCGTCGAGTTCACCAATGGCTCCCGAATCCTCTTCGGAGCCCGCGAGTCCGGTTTCGGTCGCGGCTTCGCGAGCGTGGATGTCCTGGTGCTCGATGAGGCTCAGATTCTCACCCAGAAGGCCCTGGATGACATGGTGCCTGCACTGAACGTGTCGGAGGTCGGGCTGGTGCTCAGGCTCGGGACCCCGCCGAAACCTACTGACCCCGGTGAGGCGTTCACCGACTTCCGGCGGCAGGCACTTGCGGGCGACATCCGCGACGGGCTCTTCGTGGAGCTGGGCGCCGCCGATGATGCCGTCAGTGACGACCGCGACCAGTGGTGCCGCGCGAATCCGAGCTTTCCGCACCGGACCCCCGAGTCCTCCATTCTGCGGATGCGCAGGCAGTTGGGCGAGGAGTCCTTCCGCCGTGAAGGGCTTGGCATCTGGGATCCGGACATGTCATCGTCTGCGATCCCGTGGCCGGCGTGGCACGCCGCCGAGGCGGACCAGTCCGAGAAGCCCGGCAACCCGGCGGTGTGCTGGGGTGTTCGGTTTTCGCCTGACGGGTCACATGTGGCCCTGGGTGCTGGAATCAAGGTGGACAAGGTCAACACCATTGCGGACGGTGTGAGACTGGCCAGCGCGGGTGAGGGCATGGATTGGCTCGTGTCCTTCCTGACGGCCCCTGAGAGGCTGTCGCGGACGGCTCAGATCGCGGTGGACGGCAAGTCCGGTGCGGGGTGGCTTATCGACCAGCTGCGCAATGCCGGTGTGCCCGCGAAGGTCATCTGGACTCCGACCCTCGATCAGATCATTGGCGCTCATTCTCTGCTGTTGGAGTCGGTGAAGGACGGGTCGATGCGCCACATGCCTAATCCTGTCCTTGATGATGAGGTGAAGATGGCCGGGCGCCGGAAGATCGGGAACTTGGGCGGCTTCGGTTGGCAGGCCCCCGAGGGGCAGACGGTCGCACTGCTGGAGTCGGTGACTCTGGCGAACTGGGCCGCGAAGACGACGAAACGGCATCCGGGAAGGAAGGCGGTGGCGCTGGCATGATGCTCATCAATCCGCTGGACTATCCGATGCTCATGTCAGCCCCGGCAGTGATGGGGCTTGATGCTGATTCTCAGAGCACCCTCAATGAGCTGGTGGCGATCTGGGCATGGAAGTACCCTCGTAACGCGATCCGCAAGCAGTACATGGACGCGAAGGCGGTCGTCAAGAACCTCGGCATCGCGCTGTCTGACGAGATCGCAGAATCTCTCAAGGTTGTGTGTGGATGGCCCGAGAAGGCCGTCTATGGCCTGTCTCAGATGTGCATGTGGGACGGCGTCGTCTCCCCTGGCGGCGACGATGACCAGTTCGATCTTGAGCCGGTACTCCACGCGAACCGTTTCGACGTCGAACTGCCGATGACGATTGCAGCCGAGCTCGAGCACTCGTGCGCATTCCTGACAGTGACCAATGGCGATGACGGTGTCCCGCTGGTGATGCCGTTCTCCGCCATGTGGGCGACGGCCAAGTGGGACCGTCGCCACCGCGAGCTTGAGGCTGGCCTGACGATCACCGACGCCGACGATCTGGGTCGTCCGACCGCCATGACTCTGTTCACCAGGGCTGAGACTGTCGAGA